TAATTGGTGCTGGTGTTGTTAACCCAATATCAAAAAGTCTTTCAAACTTAAAATGCTCGAAAGGCACTTCGTAATTAAAAATCTCCCCAGAAAATCTTGTATTGGAATCGCCTCTGTATTCAATCGTTCCCCATTCCTTACCAATCAACTGAGTGTGTACGTTTGACAAATAAGATTTTGTACCTTTATACTTATAAACAACCTCTCTATAAGGCAAAGCGACATTGACTTCGCTTGAATCTACCTCAACGTATTTTGATATGTCGTAAGTGTTTCCAGCAGCGTAATAACTGTCTAAGGTCTTGCAAACGATTAAACCGTTCTCAATATAAGCAACCAGGTTAAACATCTTAAACAACCCTGACACAAAGTCAATCACTTTCATTTCGGGTATTTGCTGCCTAATTAAAAACTGAACCGCACCAGTACTAGACAAAACTCCCGAACTTATTGTTTGAATATATGGCGAACCATTTAAAGAACCCTCCACATAAAACGTTACATTCGTGAAAGTAATCGGCTGTGAAATATGCAAAACAATTGAATAAATGTCTCCATTGTCAAAAATCCAAAAAGGTTCTTGAGTGCCAGTAACATTAGAAGCACTTTTAAACTCAATACCATTTTTGAAAATAGTATATCCGTAAGGTATGGTTGAACTTCCAGCATCAGGTGCGAATGTTACTCTTGTAGCGTTAAATGATTGCGCTTGTAGATTTTGACCTATTGTGATATTTGTTCCATCGCAAGAAACTTCACCAGTACTAGGTGGGAATGTAACTTGTAAATCTTGTGCTTCAATTTGTGCTGGCGCTTCTATGCTTCCTTTTTTTCTATGCAGCCACATATACAAATCGTAAAATTCGGGCGTAGAACCGCTAAAAAAGTCTAGACTAAAATTGATTCCGTACTGTTCTTCAATTGCTCTAAGAATAATTGGTAAACGAATAGCGTATTTTAACTCGTTGTATTTTACCCCTTGCAATCCGTCTGCGTATAAATTCCCATCAAGTTGATCACCTAAACTGCTGTTGTAATAAAGCCTTTGACTGTGAGTAATTAATGGCACTTGTATTGGATTGTCGTAAACAACCGAATTAACAGTTCTGTCTGTCGGTGTGGTTAGGAATGTTTTTAAATCCGTATCGTTGTAAGTCAAATATCCGCCGCCAGCATCCTTTTGGTTGAAATTATCTAGCCAAGTCAACGCACTTAGCTTGTCCTCACCGAATAAGTTTTTAAGGCTTAGAGTGTTCCCAAAAAAAGTAATCTTATAGGTGTGCGCTTTATTGTCTTTTAAATTTACGCCTTCTAGTTTGATGTAGCCTTTTTGAAACGGTATGTAATTCAGTTCAATTTCAGCTTCTACTCTTGCCCTTGCGTCAAACCCCCCAACAATATCGAAATTGTAATAGTGTTTAAATAGTTTGTTGTTTGTCGGACTTGCTGGTAGGTTAAAAGTTTGAGTAAACTCTGTAAAGACTTGACTAATATCTTTCGTGTTCTTAATAGTTTGTGTAATTGAAACACTTTCATCGTCAAACATATCGACCTTAGTACCTTGTATGTATAGCTGAATAATTTGCATTATCTAATGTCGTTTATCGCATTGTAAGCGTATGAAAGGTCAATGGTGTAATCTACTAGCTTGTCATTTACGCTTGTCTTGAAAGTAAGGCTATTAGCATCAACTGTCATTGGTGTGACAACGCTATCAATCTCCATCCACACTTGCTCGGATTGTATAAGTTCTTGCATTGGCTCGTTATACTGCTCACTTACATATCCAGTGTTAATGGTTATCTTTTTAGACGATTTAACGTTATATGTTTTCTTCGGATGCACCAAAGTATTATATTCTCCTTTTCCATCAATTACGGCTCGTTTATATTGTTCTCTTGAAGCGTTTAAGGTTTCAATTGATTTCTTGAAGAACCAAAGGTCTTGCAACGCACCCCATCTGTTTATAAAGCTAAGTTTGACTGGCGTGAATTTGCATTCGTCTATTGTTATAACTTTGACAATTCTCAAGCCATCAGTAGTCGCAATATGTATTTCGTCAACTGGGAATGTTTCGTTTTCATCTAAAAATTCAGATATACAAACATTATCCTCATAGGTTCCACCAGCCGTGATAACCCTATCTTTGAAGCTGTCGTAAGGTTCTCCCGAATCAGATATTACTGTAAAAACACGAGTGGCACTTGGTGTTACTGTAAAAGATTTAGTTATTTGACCTTCGTACAAATAAGCCACACTTGTGGTGTTGTTTCTGTCCACTTGAATACGAATGTCTGAATCAGCTAAACGATATATAACATCGTTACTTTGCATATACCCCCTAGTTGTTGTTGGGTTGCTTCCATCCTCAAAATAGCCATAGGCATCAATTCCGAAATGAGTGACAGTACCGTTTGACAACGAAGCTCCAGTTCCGTTCAAGCCATCATACCAATTCCAAATCAAACGAACATTAACGTTTTGACTTTTTTCATCATTGTAATAAATGTCTAGGTAATCTCTTATAAGTTCTGAAACCTCAAACAAAGCATCTGCGCTTGTGTTTTTTATAAGTGTGTATCTTAATACCGTGTCAATCTCAATTTCTAATTTTATAGATAATGCACCTACTGGATTAGTATTTTGATAAAAATAAAATGGACTTCTTAAAAATATATTAGCCATTTGTTCTAAAGTTTTCTTTTATTGTTAATTTCATTAAGTTTTCCGCATCTAAGGCAAATGCTTCTGTTAGCTGTCTAGGTAAATCATTGACATTGTTTTCAAACGCTTCAGTCATAAAGTAGGTAGGTTTTATTCCCTTTAAATAAACGCTTCTTATAATTGTTCTAGCTGTTTGTTCGTATGTCATAAATCGACCTTTAACATCTCTAAACTGAAAACGCTTACTAGCTACCCATTCATTAATTCCTTTTGTTAAACCTCCTTTTTCTCCAGTTCCAGTCCCAAAAGAAAATGGACTTTTAGGAGCCTTATTGTTATGCTTTAAACCTTGAACCCCCTGATCTACAAATGCGCCATAGCTATTCATACTAATAGTCATTTGTAAACTATTAGGAGTTAGTTTTATTTCGTTACCCTTGATACTGTTATACAAAGAACCAGTATTGCTTTTCCCTTCTTTTACCAGGTTTGACTTTGCATCTTTTACAACATTGTCTCTAAATATTTGTAAAACTCTTTCAAGATTTTCTCTTAGCATATGTCAATGTCGTTTGGAACTATAATAGTAAAGCTAGCACTAAAGCCAGCCAATTGATTTTCAAACCTATCGTAAAACGGATCACAAGATACATTTCCCTCTAAGTGATATGCGTCTTGATGTACATTTCCTTTTCTGAGTTTTTCAGTCACTCTATTGATAACAGCTAACTGAGTGTTTAGAATGTCGTGTAAATTGTCGTTACCATAAAACAAGTCTGTAACATTTTCTTTGTTTACATCTACAATATCCATACATATAACCGATATGTTGAATTGATAAACTTGACCTTGTTGAACTACTGAACTAACAATCATATGAGCAAGCGGGAAAATGGTTTGCTTACTTAAATCAACTTGAGTTATGTCTCCAAAGGTTACCGTATTGATGTCTACATCTTCTAGGAATAAATCCTTTACTTTTTCTGTCACATCATAAAATGCTCTTGCTCCTCTCATTTCTTAAAGTTTCTTTTTATTTGCTGCGCCTCTAGCTCGTTTTTTTCTTTTTGATATTGTAAAGCATAAAGACATTGATATATGTTTAGTCTTGTGACTTCTTCAAATTTGGTAATGTCGCCTCCACTAAGCGAATAGACTGATTGATACCATCCATATCTGGCGTTAAAGTTTGCAATTGCTGAGAGGTTACTTTCTCCACCTTCTCCAAATAATCCATCAAAGATTTTAAAAGTTCTTTCTCTAAACGATAAAAAAAAACTAAAGAGCTTATTACCGCATTCATTGGAGTGTGTAACATAGCATCGTGATAGTTGTCTCCTTTGTATTCCTCTATTAGATATTTGTCTTTTATTTGCGATACAATAGGTCTGTATAAAACCGCCATTAGTTTGTGCATATTATCCCAATCTCCCATATAACTATCAATGTCAATATACTCACCAAAAGAAATATCTTCTAGACTCGGTATGAATCCAAATTTAGTATTGCCTATTGTAAAAGAAGTTACTAGATCAGGTTGTTCGTTTAGGGCGTTTAAGATTACGCTTGTCGCTTGATCAATATCCCTCATTCGATAATTTATGGCTTGATCAAAAGGTAATCCGCAGAATATCTCTAGCATCTTTTGCTGCAAGAAGATTTCGCTGTTTTCATCTTCTTTGTTTATGTCGACAATCTTTAAATACTTCTGATATTTATGTAAAGGAATGTCTTTTAAACTAGTCGGAACTTGTATTTTTACTTTCATATCAATATAACGCAAAACTTAATTATTTAAGAGCGTAATATCTTTAGCTATTGAATGGCGTACCTACCGAAGTTTGGTTTGCTTAATACTGAGTAAGTAGCGTACCTGGTAGCATCAATCAAGTGATTGTTTTTATCTACTGGCTTATTCATTAGCTTGCCGCTTTTATCTTCTTGCCATTTGTAGTTCCTAAATTCCTGGATGGCATTATGACTGTCTTTGTGAATATATATCTTAAACCTTTTCAGTAAGTCAATACCAGCATTAATTGAATCAGCTCCTTTTATACTAGGTCTGGCTTTCCATCCCATTCTTTTGAGTTCGTCTATAAGTCTAGGTTCAGCACTATCGCAATATATCGGCTCGCTTGTTATTCCAATTTGCCTCCACTTGTTATGAATGTCAACGGTGGTCATTTGTGTTTGATACAAATGCTCTTTGATATAGAGGTTATAATCTTTTTTGTAAACGCTTACCGTTGTGGTCGGATCATTAGTATATCCAAAGTCGGCTCCGTAACTTATAAACTCGGCATCTTCTGGAATTTCGTTTATCTCCGCATAATTAAATATAGTGCTTTTACTAAAACCTTTTTCGCCTAATCCATATATCTGCCAATACTGTTCATCTGTATCTCTTAATCTTTCAATCTCTTCAATTATTGTTTGATCTAAAAACTTGTTATCCTTATACGTTGTTTTGTAAAATTCAGCATCGTCTCTAGTTATTACTTTGTCGTATATCCAATGATATTCGTCGGATGGATTGTAATCAATTACTATCTTTTCAGATGTTCTAAAGGCAAGCTGCCTCCAGGATTCAATCTCAAGCTCATTCGCCTCATTGATAAATAAAAAGTCCCTTTTGCGCCCTCTGATTTTTTGGCTTTCGTCAACACTTATAAATTCAATTAGATTGCCATCTAGTTGATATTCTGAATTAGATTTGTTATGCAGTTCTTCTTCATATTTGTCGTGCTGTTTTAGTATATCAAAAAAGTCTCGCATTACCGAAGCTCTTAATGCTGGGAATGTCTTTCTGCAAATGGTTATAGTCTTGCCTTTATTAACTTGGCAATAATGAAAAATTATATATAAAAGAATATTGTAGGTTTTGCCGCTTCTTGTGCCGCCTTGCTCAACTACTATTTTAGATTTGCTATCGAGTAAGTGTTCAAAAACTACATTGACATTGACATCCACTATCTATGGATTTTTATGTTTATTTCTTTGTCGGTTGTGTCGTGTTTTATTTCTCGCTTAGTACCGTTTAACCTATGAGCCTCATCATCATCAGATATTAATTTCATCAATCCTATTTGAAGCGTAGCGTTATCTGACTCATACCATTTCTGTCTCATTGAAACTTTCATATCTACTCTGTTTTTTTCTAATGCCCTTTTTATCTCGTCTAATTGTTCTAATTGATGATTGTAAAATGTAGCCTTTGAAAACGGCACATAAGCAAATAAATCTGTAATAAAAAGTAAATTATGATTCTTAATAGCTTCAAGAGATTGTTCAATCATTTCGTTTGTTTCGTAAGCCATTGATATATTTTTATATTTAATATAACGTGATTTTTAAAACATTAAGGCTAATTCTTGTCTGGTCATTTTTTGTTTTCTTTTGTAAACATATCTCATTACTCCGCTTAATTGGTTTTGATCAAAGTCTTTTATCTCTCTAATTATGTCCAATATCGATGTAGTTGAGGTTGTGCTACTCAGCAAAGCATTAAACATCTTCTCTAAATCCTTGTTGTATTTTTTATAGATGGAGTAGTTGTTTATGCTGAAAATGATTGTAGCGTGATGGCTGTTCTTTCCATTGGATTGATACCACCTGACTATATCCATTAAGCTGTAACCCATTATTTTGTTAAGAAATAAATTTGCTACTGCTCTATATTCTACTACTTCTTGCTTTCTCGTTTCTTGGAATATATCTACCCCAGTAATTTGCTTTATTAATTCTTGTACGTTGTTCATTTTAAAATAGTCTTATTTGTTGTTTATGTTGTTCTATTCTTTTTATTGCTGCATCGTAAAACTCTTTATCTAATTCACAAGCTGTGAGTTCGAATCCTAAATTATGACAAGCTATTGCTATACTTCCTGAGCCAAGGTGCGTATCTAATATCTTATCGCCTTCTTTAGCGTAGTTCATTAGTAGCCATTCATATAATGCTATTGGTTTTTGTGTTGGGTGTATTTTATCAGTATGGTTGTGTTTATGTATTCCATAATCAAATATTTTAGCGGGTTTTTTTAAACCCATTGAAACCCAAGCATATTCAGCAGTTGCAAAATTATCTACTGTTTGTTTTTTATTCCAAATTAAAAAATATTCACTTGGAGGCATTACAAAATTATTAGCACCCCAAACTATTTGATTTTTTGAAACTCTAAATAATTCTTTCCAATATTCCGCATTTGGCTTTGTATTATTTACGCTTTCCATTCTTTGAAATCTTTTTGCGTGTACATCTTTTTCACTCGGTGTTGTAGTTACTTTTTTAAAACGTTCAATCCCATAAGGCGGATCAACAATAGCAAGGTCAAAATGATTATCCTCATACCTTGCCATCAGTTCCATATTGTCCTCGCAAGTGATTTTCATTATTGCAGTCTTAAAAATTCAGCGTCAGCGTGTTCTTTGAACCATTCTTTGTTCTCGTAGTATTTGTCTATAACCGCATCAATCATAACCAGCTCATCTACATCAGAAGTTCTTAGCTTGTCTATAAGCGATTCTAGCTTGTTTAAGACGTTTGTGGCTATCTCTGCATCGTTACTATAAACTATATCGTAATCATTCCTTAAATAGCCTTCTAATTGCTTTAAGAACCTTTGTCCGTTTAGTTTTAGGGTGTGTTTGTATTTGCTCGTTCCGTTTAGTTCGTCCATAGCCTCTAAGGTTAGCTGACCTAATAGCAATACTTTTAAGTAAATCAATCTCGGTTCTGAACCCATTCTTTTTTTTGTTTTTCTATTGTTTCTATTTCTCTGTTTATGTAGTCTAAGGCTTTTCGTAAATCACTAAGTTCATCGCCTTTTTTGCCAGCTCTTGCGACATACTTTATAATATTGCCCTTTTT